AACATCTGAATCAAACATAGAGGTATCAAATGACACTGAAAACAATACTGAGTCCAATGACTCAGCTGAGAAATCTGATGAGCAGTCTACTGTTCAAGCAGACACAACCACGGACCAAGGAACAGAAGAAAATAAAGTTGACGAAGAAAAAAAGAAAGAATTAGAAGATTACTCTGAAGGAGTAAAAAGAAGAATAGCGAAGTTAACTAAAAAAATGCGTGAGGCAGAAAGAAGAGAAGCTGCTGCTTTAGAATACGCAAAAAAAGTTCAAACCGAGCAAGAACTTCTTAAGTCCAAATATTCTAAATTAGATACAGGTTATATATCTGAAATGGAAAATAGGATTAAATCTTCTATGGAAGCTGCGGCTAGTAAATTAGCTAAAGCTAGAGAAGATGGCGATTTAAAATCTGAGATTGCTGCTCAAACTGAGATATCAAGACTTGGTTATGAAGAAGCAAGACTTATGGAGTTAAAAGCCAGACCTGAACGAAAAGTTGAAGAAAAGGAAATAAAACAGCCTCAAATTCAACCTCAAATTCAGGAACAACCGATCAATCCAGATCCAAAAGCTCAACAATGGGCTCAAAAGAACACATGGTTTGGTCAAGATGAAGCCATGACTTACACTGCATTTAGCTTACATAAAAAGCTAGTTGAAGATGAAGGTTATGACCCACAAACGGACGAGTATTATTCTGAAATTGATAAAAGAATAAAGCTTGAATTTCCGCATAAATTTGATAGTGTAAGTAGAAATACGACTAGCAAACCTACTCAAGTTGTTGCTTCGGCAAATAGAAGTAGTAAACCTGGTCGCAAATCTGTACGACTCACACCGTCACAGGTAGCAATAGCTAAAAAATTAGGTGTGCCACTTGAAGAATATGCGAAACAATTAAATTTAATCACGAAGGAGTAAAAGCATATGAGTAATGAAAACGAAAAAAGAGCTTCTCGTGCGAGTCAGACTAGAGAAAAAGAAGCTCGAAAAAAAGTCTGGACTCCACCGTCATCTTTAGATGCACCCCCTGCCCCTAACGGGTATCGACATAGATGGGTAAGAGTAGAATCTATGGGTTTCCAAGACACTAAAAACGTCGCTGGAAGATTAAGATCAGGTTACGAAATGGTTCGTGCTGATGAATACCCAGATTCGGATTATCCAATCATTGAAGATGGAAAATACAAGGGAGTGATCGGAGTTGGTGGCCTTGTGCTGACAAGGGTACCGGAAGAGATCGCAAAGTCGAGATCTGATTATTTTGCACAGCAAGGTATGGATCAAGACAAAGCAGTTGAAAACGATCTTATGAAGGAACAGCACCCAAGTATGCCGATCAATCAAGATCGACAGACACGTGTAACCTTCGGTGGCTCAAAGAAGAGTTAATTTTTTAACTATTCCTAACCATCAAAGGATAAACTAAACTAAATGTCTAATAGGAGGACACAACTATGGCAAATAAAGACGCCGCTTTCGGATTGAAAGCAATAGGAAAAGTTGGTCAGAATGGAGACAACCAAGGTTTATCCGAGTACAGCATTGCAGCTTCTGCAACAGCTATTTATCAATGGGACCCAGTTCAAATGTTAGCAACTGGAACTATTGGTGTAGCGGCAGCAGGCGATGTTTTATTAGGATCACTTAACGGTGTTTTCTATACTGACGCTTCAACAAGTAAACCCACATGGGCTAATCACTTAGCTGCATCTAACACTGCAACAGACATTGTTGGATTTGTAGCTGATGATCCCTATGAGAGGTTTGAAGTACAAAGTGCTGGTACAGTAGCTCAAACAAATATTGGTAACTGTGCTGACATCGCGTACACTGCGGGTAGTTCGCCAAACTATGTTTCAAAAACTGAAATTTCTGGAACAATGGCAAATACTGCTGCTCAGTTAAAAATAATCGGAGTTTCAAAAGATCCTGAGAATAACGAATTAGGTTCAGCTAACGCGAACGTAGTCGTTACTATCAACGAACACTTCTTGAAACAAACAGCCGGAATATAAGGAGTATAAATTATGGCGATATCACGATCACAACTAGTTAAAGAACTAGAGCCAGGTTTGAATGCTTTATTCGGTCTGGAATATAAACAATACGAAAACCAACACGAGCAAATCTATACGAAGGAAACTTCGGACAGAGCTTTTGAAGAAGAAGTGATGTTATCAGGTTTCGCTCAAGCACAGGTTAAACCTGAGGGTTCTGGTGTGACTTTTGACAATGCTCAAGAGACTTTCACAGCAAGATACACTCACGAAACTATTGCTTTAGCGTTCTCAATCACTGAAGAAGCGATTGAAGATAACTTGTATGACAGATTGTCTTCAAGATATACAAAAGCGTTAGCTCGTTCAATGGCACAAACAAAACAAGTTAAAGCTGTTAATCCTTTAATTCAAGGATTACCAACTACTAACAATTACAATTCAGGTGACGGTGTTTCTTTATTTAACATTGCTCACCCAACAATTGCTGGTAGTTACAAAAACACTTTAACTACTCAAGCTGACTTGAATGAAACTTCTCTTGAACAGTCTTTAATCGACATTGCTGCGATGACTGATGAGAGAGGTCTTAAGATCGCTGCTAAAGGAATGAAAATGATCATTCCAAGTGAATTACAATTCACAGCAGAGAGATTAATGAAGTCTGCACAAAGAGTTGGAACTGCTGATAATGACATCAACGCAATTATGTCAATGGGAATGATTCCACAAGGTTATGTGGTTAACAACTTCCTAACTGACACTGATGCGTTCTACATCATTACAGACGTGCCAAATGGTATGAAGTACTTTGAGAGATCACCTATCTCTACTAAAATGGAAGGTGATTTTGATACTGGAAACATGAGATACAAAGCTAGAGAAAGATACTCTTTCGGAGTTTCTGACCCTAGAGGTATCTTCGGTGTTGAAGGTGCTTAATACTTTCGAGTGTTAATTATTTTGAAAGGGCCCTTGATGGGCCCTTTCTTTTTTGATAGAAAGAGAAACTTATGAAATATAAATACTTAATACAAATATTTACAAAATACCTTCAAACAAAATTTGAAATTGAAAGCGATAAAGAAATAAATGCTATTGAAGAGCTACATCCTCATATCATTGACTTTCTAGGAAAATCTGATATAGATTGGGAAAAAAATGATTTACAATATACAAGTACTGTAAATGATTTTTATATAACCTATGAGGAGGTTTATAATGGCTCAGGACAACATGGTACTGTTCGCCAAGAAACTCAAACTCGAGTCTAGATGGAACGAGTTGTTTCTTGAAAATAGAGGACAGATAACACCTGAAATGTCTGTTTTAGGTGATGAGATCAAAACTGTTATTAGATCAATCATTAAAAAACAGGAAGAGCAGGTCCATACCAACGAAAAAGATTACGAAGTACATCTTTACGCTGGTTAATTAAGACCACACATCGCTAAAAAAGATCTTTTTTCTGTAGGGATTTCTTGCACTATTTTTAAATCTATTGTATAAAATAATCACTATACATAAATTAATTTCTGCATAGACGCGTATAGTCGACGGCCTAGAGACTATGTAGAAAAAACTAGGAGGATAAAACTATGGCAAAAACTACTTTTTCAGGTCCAGTACTTCAAGGAAAAGAAGGTGTAAACATTGAAACTAAATCTTCAAGTTACACTGTAACAACTGCAGATTCAGGTAAAACATTTGTTTCTGAAACAGATGGTGTGGTTTTCACATTACCAGCGATCGCAATTGGTTACTCTTTTACTTTTGTAAACAATGCACCTGATGGAACAAACGCTTTGACAATTAGTCCTAATGCATCTGATGGAATCACTTATGCTGGTTCATCAACTGATGATAAAGATTTAATTAATACAAAGATTACTTCTAAACAAGGTGACTATGTTGTAATTTCATCATTAGATGGAACTGTTGCATGGCAAGTTACTCAAGTTAGAGGAACTTTCGCTAAAGAAGCGTAATAAATAATTAAGTGGGCCTTCGGGCCCACATAAAATTTAACGGAGAAAATAAAATATGAAATCAGATGTAAAAGCAGTAAGAGTTACAGGAACAGGTTCTGTATTTGCTGGAAGAACTAGATTAAGAGGAATTATTCTTTCTAACTCAACAGCAGGTGCTGGATCTATAACTTTACAAGATGGAAATTCAGTTACACAATTTATTGGTGATGCACCAGCAGGTGATGTATTTGCATTTAACATTCCAGAAGACGGAATTTTATTTGTTGATGGTATGACCGTTTCTGCATTCACAAGTTTAACTGCTGCGACTATATTATTAGACAAGTAGGAGGTCTAAATGGCTAATACTACTTCTGGAACAACAACTTTTGAAAAAGGTTTTTCTATATCCGATATTATAGAAGAGTCTTATGAAAGAATTGGTATACAAGGTGTTTCAGGTTATCAATTAAAAGGTGCAAGACGTTCTTTAAACATAATGTTTCAAGAATGGGCTAATAGAGGTTTGCACTATTGGGAAGTTGGTAATAATTCAATTACATTAGTTGATGGTCAAGCAACTTATACTATTTATAGATCAACAGATGATGGTACTTCTGATGCTACAGCTATTTATGGTGTGGATGATATTTTAGAAGCATCATATAGAAATGCATCTAATGTTGATACACCACTTACAAAAATTAATAGATCAACATATCAAGCTTTAGCAAATAAAACTTCAGAAGGAACACCTTCACAATATTTTGTTCAAAGATTTATAGATAAAATTACAATCACTTTATATTTAACACCTGGTTCTACTGAAGCTGGAAAATTTTTAAACTTCTATTATGTAAGTAGAATTCAAGATGCCGGGGCCTATACAAATGATGTAGATGTACCTTATAGATTTGTACCTTGTATGATTGCAGGTCTTGCTTATTACTTAAGTATTAAGTTTGCACCTGAAAGAGTACAGATGTTAAAAATGTTATATGAAGATGAACTCAATAGAGCTTTAACTGAAGATGGTTCTTCATCAAGTTCTTACATAACACCAAAAACTTATTATCCAAATGTCTAAATTATCTAGAGGAAAATATGCAAGAGCGATTTCAGATCGTTCTGGTATGGAATTTCCATATAATGAAATGGTTAAAGAATGGAATGGCTCCCTGGTGCATGTTTCCGAGTTCGAGGCTAAACAGCCACAGTTAGAACCCACAAGATTTACCGGTGATCCACAAGGATTAATGAATGCAAGACCGGCAAGAACTGAACCTGCAACAGAAAGTTTATTACCAGGCAATCCATTTGATATTACATCAGGATCTACAACAATAACGGTTACGGAACCAGGGCATGTAAGAAGTACATCAGATACTGTAGTTTTTAGAAATGTAGACGGTTCTCCCGGTGGAGTTTCATATACAGTGTTTGAAAATGCTTCAGGTTATGTTATAACAAAAATTAATAGTGATAAATATTCATTTACTTTAGGAGCTACTCCTACGGTAACTGAAAAATCAGGAGGAATGACAGTAACAGCTGGACCTGTTACATTGACACCATGAGTTATACATTTGCAAATTTAAAAACTGATATAAGAAATTACA